CAACTATTTCTGCACAAGCAGCACTAATTTATAATGCAAACAATAGTAATTCATCTATTGCAGTTTTAGATTTTGGTGGAGTTAAAACATCTACTAACGGTACATTTGAGTTACAGTTTCCTAACGCAGACGCTACGAACGGCTTAATTAGAATAGCATAAGGAGATAAATCCTTATGGCATCTACCTGGAGCAGTGGCGATTGGAATTTAGGTGCATGGAATAATGCTTTTGCTGGAGCTCAACTTCAAGGACAAGAACTTTCTGTTACATTAGGAAATATAACAGTTGATGCTGATATAAGATCAGGTTGGGGTCGACAAGAGTGGAATTCTTATGAATGGAATGCAGGTCCTGACGCAAGAATTTCTATATCTGGAGATCAAGTTTCTATTTCTAATGGTTCTGTTCCTGTAATAGCATCTGGTTCAATATCTATTACAGGTGATGAAATAAATTTAACTGTTAATAATGTTTCTGTTTCCGGATCTAAAACATCTCAAATAACAGGCATAGAAATAACTTCACTTATAAATGATGTAACAATTGCAGAAGGTGCAGGTGTTTCTTTAGATACTTTACCTGCTTTAACTTTAGATTTAAATGCTGGTAATGGATGGAGTAGAGATGAATGGAGCGAAGGTCCTTGGAATACAGATTTAACTTCAATTGTAGCTGGTTCTGGAACTGTATTTATTGAAGATGGTCAACAATTATCTTCTAATTTAAATAATGTTTCTGTAACAGCATCTTCACCTATTAATATAAGTGGTGAAAATTTAACAATTACAGATGGTAATATTTCTTTAAATACTAATAATTTTATTTCTATAACAGGTGAGCCTTTAGTTTCTGCAACTGTTGATACTTTTGCTGTAGAAGCAGGTGGATCTATTACAATAAATACTCCTACTTTTGAAGCAAATGTAGAAGTAAGTAATGTTACTACAGGTAGTGCTTCATTTACAAGTATTACTGGTCAACAATTACAAATAAATTTAAATAATGTTACTACGACATCAGAAAACTTTATTTCTATTTCTGGAGAGGAATTAACTACTACAGCTAATAATATTAGTATAAGTGCTCAACAAATATTATCTATTACTGGTAATGGAATTACTATTACACTTGCTGATATAGTCCCTAATTCACAAAACTTTTTATCTATTACTGGAAATAAAGCTAATGCTAATGTTACAACACTTAAATTTTGGGATCCAATTAATGATAACAATCAAGAAAATTGGACTAATATTCACTAGACAAATGAATACAAATATATATTATTTACAATAATTAAAATATGGAGTATAAAAAATTATGCCATCAAGTTTTACATCGAGATTAAAATTAGAAAGACAAGCTTCTGGAGAAAACTCAGGAACTTGGGGTAATCTAGTTAATTATGTTTTAAACAGAGTTGATGCTTCTGTTTCAGGTTATCAATCAGTTAGTGTTGCTGGTTCTGCTAATGTAACTTTGACTTCAAATAATTCAACATCAAATACTGACGATAGTACAACAGACGATCAAGTACATAATAAAGTTATAGAATTAACTGGATCTTTAGGTGCTGATATACATGTTTTTACTGATGCAGTAGAACAAAATTATATTTTATTTAATAATACTACAGGATCACAAACTTTAACTTTTGCAAATACAGGTCATGCTGCAAATGGTGTAGCTTTAAAACAAGGAGCAAAAACTTTAGTATATTCAGATGGAAGCTCTATTACTGATGTAATGGCTGATCTAGGTGATATAGCTATGACATCTGTAACTTCTTCAGGAAATGTTGCCGGTACAAATATAAATGGTTCAGCAGTAATTTCAACTGGAAATGTTTCTGGTACAAATTTTAATGCAACAGCAAACACTATTACTTTTGCTGGATCAGCTCCTAATTTAGCATCAACAACTGCTAATGCAGATTTATTATTATCTACAAATGGAGTTGCTGGTAGAGTTACATTTAACGGTGGCGGTAAAATTCAACAAGTAGCAGAAAAAACTACTATAGCTGCAACTGCAGCTACAGGTACTGTAAACTTTGATGCTATAACTCAATCTGTTTTATATTACACATCTAATGCTTCAGGAAACTGGACTTTAAATATTAGAGGCGATGGTTCTAATACATTAAACAATATTATGGATACAGGAGAATCAATTACTATTGCTCATTTAGTTACAATGTCTACAGCTTATTATAACTCAGCTGTTCAAGTTGATGGTTCAAGTGTTACTCCTGAGTGGCAAGGTGGAGCAGCACCATCTGCTGGTAATGCTAGCTCAGTTGATGTTTATACTTACACAGTTATCAAAACTGGTGATGCTACATTTAAAGTATTTGCTTCTCAAACACAATTTGCATAGGAGGAATAAATGCCTTTAATCGGAACATTCGGAGCAGGATCTTCAAAAGGATTTGGACAAACACGTGGTGGTTTAGCACCTGAATATGAAGCACACATTTTAGTTGTAGCTGGCGGTGGCGGCACTGGAGGAGGTGGCGGCGGAGCTGGTGGTATGAGAGATAATACTGGACAAATTTTACAAAGAGAAGATGTTTATACTGTAACTGTCGGCGGTGGCGGCGGAGGATCTAGTGGCTATGGAGACTTTGGAGATAATGGTAGTGGTTCATCGATATCTGGAACTGGAATTTCAATATCTTGCACAGGCGGCGGTGGCGGTGGAAACTGGAACCGTAAAGCTGGTGCTGCTGGAGGATCTGGCGGAGGAGCTGGAGCCGATAACGGTGGTGGCGGTGGTGGATCTGGAACTTCTGGAGAAGGAAGTAATGGTGGAGGTTCTGGACCTGCATTCGGTCTCGCTGCTTCTGGAGGTGGAGGTGGTAAAGGTGAAGCTGGAAACACTGATGGAGCACCTCTAGCTGGAGTTGATCCTGCAATTGGCGGTTATGGTGGAGACGGTGCACAAAGTGATGTTACTGGTTCCGCAACATATTACGCTGGTGGAGGAGCTGGAGGAACTAACTGCTCTCCTCACGCATCTCCTGCTACACAAGCTCAAGGTGGTGAAGGTGGCGGTGGTAACGGTAATGGAAATTGGTACGATCAAAATAACGGTGGAGCTCAAAACGGAACTGCAAATACTGGCGGAGGCGGTGGCGGATTACATCCATGTGGAAACTCTGGTAAAACAGGAGGATCAGGAGTTGTTATTTTAAATGTACCTAGTAAATATTATTCAGGAACTACTACAGGAAGTCCGCAAGTATCTACAAGCGGAAGTAATACAATTATTAAATTTACTGGTAGTGGGAGTTATACTGCATAATGGCTCATTTTGCTAAAATTAATGAGAGTAATCAAGTAATTGAAGTTATTACTATAAACAATGATATAATTACTGATGAAAATGGAGTAGAACAAGAATCATTAGGTGTTCAATTTTTAAGAGATTTAAATAACGAACCTACTGCTAATTGGAAACAAACATCTTACAATACTGTTGCAAATACTCATACAGCTGGAGGAATACCTTTTAGAAAAAATTATGCAAAAGTAGGTGGAACATATGATCCAGACAGAGATGCTTTTATAGCAGCTAAAATATATTCATCTTGGACTTTAAATGAAGAATCATGTTCTTGGATAGCACCTATACCAAAACCTACATTTGATGAAAATAATCCATGTTATTTTTATTGGGATGAAGAAAATCAACAATGGATTTCTACTCCTTATACTTCTTAATTTTTGTTAAATAAAATTGTTATTTAAGATAAATCTTATAATAAGATTTATGAAAAAAAACTTAGAAAATTATATTAAAATTTATAATGTTTTAGATAAAAAAACTTGTTTTGAGATTGTTAAAGATTTAAAAACTAAGACTTGGTCTGAACATAAATTTTATAACTTTCAGAAAGAAAGTGTTAAGTTAAGTGGAAAAAATGAATTAGACACTTGTTGGGGAAATGATCAGTTTATTCATTATGATAATATAATGAAAAAAATATGGGATACATTACATATATATTATTTTAAAGATTTAAATTTTTCATGGCTTCCAGGTTGGAATGGCTACACTCAATTAAGATTTAATCGATATCAAAAAAATAAAAAAATGGCTCATCATTGGGATTGCATTAATTCAATGTTTGATGGTGAGAGAAAAGGAATTCCAACTTTATCTATTGTTGGGAACTTAAATGAAAATTATACAGGTGGTGAGTTTATAATGTTTGAAGATAAAGAAATAAAATTAAAAACAGGTGATTTTTTAATGTTTCCATCTACTTTTCTTTATCCACATAAAGTTGAACCTGTAACTAAAGGAACAAGATACGCATTTGTATCTTGGGTATGGTAATGAAAACTTTAACAGGAATATTTCCAGAACCTATTTATATATTTAATTTAAATAGAGATTTCTCTAAAAAAGAGAAACAAGTTTTAAAAAAAGAACAGAAAAAAATTAATAACAATATTTTTAATAAAATATCAAAAAATAAAGATGTATTAAGTATAGGAGATTTGAGAGATATTAAAGAATTTATAGCCATTTCATTAAAAGAATATTTAGAAAATGTAATTGTTCCTAAACATAGAATTGGTTTATACACAACAGAATCTTGGTTAAATTTTACTAAAATAAATGAACGACATCATAAACATTATCATTCTAACAGTTTTATAAGTGGTGTATTTTATTTCCAAACCGCTAAAAAAGATATGATATCTTTTCATAAACTACCAAAAAATAATTTTGAAATTGAGACAAATAGATTTAATTTATTTAATTGTAATTCTTGGGACTTACCTGTCAATCTAGGACAACTTATTCTTTTCCCATCTTATTTAGAACATTCAGTTCCAGTTTTAGAAGAAAATATAACTAGAATAAGTTTATCTTTTAACACATTTATTACTGGTGATATAAATCAAGGAGACGCAATAAGTTTAAGGTTATGAAAACAATAATAGACGATAAATTTTTATCTAAAAAAAATTTACATTTTATTGAAAATGGTATTTTGAATTCAAATTTTCCTTATTATTGGAATGAAAATCAATGTTATAATGAAGATGGTTCTCCAGATGATACTGGTTTTTTATGTCATACCGTTGTTAAAAGACCTGAGTTAAGATCAAAAGAGGAACCTTTTTTTAATTCATCACTAGGTAAACATTTTGTAGATATACTAGATTGTTTTTGTAAAAAAAATAAAATAAAATACAAAGAAATTTTAAGAATAGCTGTTAATTTTACTTTTAGTGTAGGCACAACTAAAAGTTTGATACATAATGATCATGATTTTTTTCATAAACAATTACTAGTTTATTTAACTGATAATAAAAATGCTTCTACTTTTTTATTATCTAAAGATAAAAAGAAAGTAATTAAAAAAGTAAATCCCAAAAAATATAGAGGTTTTATGTTTGAAGACTGCCCTCATTACATGAAGATGCCTGAAAAAGGAAAAAGAATAGTTATTGTTTTTACATTTGTATGAAATATAAAGTTATAGATAATGTATTAGATAAAGAAAGTTTTAAAATAATACAGAAAAGTGTATTGTCAAAAAACACGCCATGGTTTTTTCAAGAAAGTGTAGAGTTTCCTAAACATCATAAAGAATATAAAAAAGATATGAATTTTTATTTTAGTCATTTAATTTTTGATCAAAAAATAAATAGTAGTTTATTTGAAATAATTTTACCTATCCTTAAATTTTTAAATTATAAAGCTTTGATTAGAGTTAAATTAAACTTTTATCCTAAAACAGATAAATTAATTACTCATAGACCTCATAAAGATTATGAATACAAACACAAAGGAGCTATCTTTTATTTTAACACAAATAATGGTAAAACTATTTTGCAAGATAAGACAGAAATAAATTCTATTGAAAATAGACTTTTGTTATTTGATGCATCAAAATTACATCAAAGCACAAGTACAACCAATACTAAAGCTAGAGTTAATATGAACATAAATTATTTTTAATATGCTAATTCAAGATATATTTACACAAAGGTTTGTTCTTATAAAAAATATAAATGTTAATCATGATAAAGTTTTATCTGATCTTAAAAAAGCTGATTTTAAAAATGTAAATAATAATCATAAAACAAAAGTACAGATAACCAAAGATATTAAGTTATTAAAACATATGAAAACAGGTAAATTATTAGAAAAAGAATTAAATAAACATATTAAAAAAACTATTAAAGAAGCATTTGGATTTAATGTAAACCATGAAATTATAAACTCGTGGGGAACTTTAACTGAACCAGGTGTAGATACTAAATTTCATTACCATAAAAATTATTGGTTAAGTGCTTGTTATTATCCTCATGGATCTCAAGAAGATAAATATAAGATAATATTTCAAGATATGCGTTATACTCACTGGGAAATAGATGTAACTGAGTATAATAATTTTAATGCTCCCTATTGGACTGTATATATTGAAAAGGGAGATTTAATTATTTTTCCTGCACATCTTTCTCATGCTATAGGAATTAATAAAACAGACAAAGATAGATATTCGATTGCTATTAATATTTTACCAAAAGGTAAAATTGGTCATAATGATGGAGAGTTAATATTATAATGGAATTTACAATTAGCAATTATTTTGAAACTCCTATTTATACAAGTTTAAAAAAAGAATGGGTTAATAAATATAATAAACTATGTAATTCATATATTAAAATAGATAATCAATTATCTCATCAATCAGATTCATTATTAGATAATAAAAACTTTAAACAATTAAAAGATTACATAGGTATTAACTCTTGGAATATTTTAGATCACATGGGTTTTGATTTATCTCATTATGAATTATTTTTTACAGAACTTTGGGTACAGGAGTTTTCAAAAAAAGGAGGAGGGCATCAAGATTCACATGTTCATTCAGATAATCATATATCTGGATTTTATTTTTTAAAATGCTCTAATATAACTTCTTATCCTGTTTTTTATGATCCAAGACCAGGAGCTTTAATGAATAAATTAATTTTAAAAGATGTTACTAAAGCTAGTACAGGCTCTGAAAAAATAAACTATAAACCTGAGCCTGGAACTTTTATATTTTTTCCATCTTATTTAAAACATTATTTTGTTCTAGATCAAGGAAAAGATCCTTTTAGATTTATACATTTTAATATACAAGCAGTAAGAAAATTAATTACAAAACATATATGAAAAAAATAGTTATTGTAGGTGGTGGCACAGCTGGTTTAATGGCTGCTTTAATTTTAAAATTTAGGTTTCAAGGATTACAAGTAGATTTAATTAAATCTTCTAATAATAAAATTGTAGGTGTTGGTGAAAGTAGTACAGAACATTGGAATGATTTTATGAGATTTTGTTTAATAAAACCAGAAGATATAATTAAAGAAGCAGGAGCAACATTAAAATTTGCAGTTAAATTTGAAGATTGGATTGATAAAGATTATTTTCATAGTGTATCGGGTTTAATTAGTAATTTTAAATTTGGACAATACTATTCTCAATATGCCCACACTATAATAAATGATATTAAAAATGAAGATTATATATGTAGAGAAGTATTAGATAATAAAATTATAGAAGAAAACTTACCTAATCAATTTCATTTTGATACTTTTAAACTAAATGAGTTTTTAATTAAAAAATGTAAAAATCAAAGTATTAATATTATTGAAGATGATTTGATTGATATAGATGTTGAAAACAACAATATTAAAAAGTTAAAAGGTAATAAAAAAGAATACTTTTATGATTTTTATATAGACTGCACTGGTTTTAAAAAATTATTAATTTCTAAACTTGGAGCTAAATGGATTTCTTATAAAGAGTATCTACCTTTAAATGAAGCTATTGCATTTCAAACACCAGATACAGATGAATATCCTTTATATACTTTATCAAAAAAATTAAAACATGGCTGGCTTTGGAGAATACCTGTTCAAGGTAGATGGGGTAATGGATATGTATTTGACAACACTAAAATTAATGCTGATCAAGCAAAGAAAGAATGTGAGCAGTTATTAAATATGAATATTGATATTGCAAATAATATAAAATTTGAAGCAGGTGCTTTAGATAAAGCATGGATAGGTAATTGTGTTGCTATGGGTTTAAGTTCTAATTTTATAGAACCTTTAGAAGCATCTTCAATAGCGATGACTATTCAACAATCTTTTTTATTAATGCATATGTTAGTTAATTACTCTTCAAAAGATATAGAGTTATATAACAAAAGATTTAATTCAATAGTAGAAAATATTAAAGACTTTGTATGTTTGCATTATTATTATGAAAATAAAATGCCTGATTCTTTATTAAATAAATTAGACACTTGGAAGCATAGACTTCCTATTGATGAAGATTTTCAAGGAGGTTACTATATCTTTAATCCTCATAATTTTATTATTCTTTTAAAAGAATATAATTTAGTAAATAAAGATTCCATTAAAAAAGAATATAATTTAATTAATTTAAATTTAAGAAATCTTACTAGAAAAAATTATCAAAGTTATAAAGACTATTATCTTAGTGATAAAAAAACAGGGCATAAAGAATTTATACAACAAATACTAGATGGTAAAAGAGTCCTTTATTGATTATTTAAGAGAAGTCACTTATCCTACAGATCAACAAAAAATAAAAGAACATTGGGACGTACAAGGCATTCCTTATAAAGTATCTAATCAAATGTTAAAATTTGATATTAGACCTATGTTTACTATAGAAAATAATCAAGCTGGAAAAAAAATATATCTTAAAACAAAAGCTGATAAAATTGCATTTGAAACTATTGAAAGTTGGATATTAATAGATACTCAAGAAATGATGGATTATTATAAAATCAATAAAATAAAAAAACTTCATTTAGAAGATTTAATTTCTAAGCTAGAATGGAATATTATTCTATTAAAATAATAGTATATTTTTGAGTTTTTTGTTATATAATTAACAAATTATGCCATTAACTCAATTGAATTTTTTACCGGGTTTAGATACAGAAAACACCCAAACTGGTGCAGAAGGTAGATGGACAGATTGTGATAAAATAAGATTTCGTAAAGGACTTCCTCAAAAAATAGGCGGTTGGACTAAATTTAGTCAAGATTATTATGTAGGAGTAGGCCGAGCTTTACATCAATGGTTAGATAATACTGGCATAAGATATGAGGGTTTAGGCACAGATAGAAAAGTCTATGTTTATAGATCAGGTGATAATGCTGATATTACACCTATAAGACAATCTAATACTTTAACAAGTGTATTTAATACTGCATCTGGTAGTTCTAATGTTGTAGTAAATCACTCTACACATGGAGCTCAATTAGGTGATTTTATTACTATTTCTAATGTAGCTCCTACAAGTATTGGAGGTATTTCTAATTCATCTTTAGATGCTCAATATGAAATTATTGAAATAACTAATGCTGATGCTTATACTATTCAATCAAGTGGAACAGCTAATGCTACAGTTACTACTACTGGTAATTGCGATATAGAATATCAATTATCTATCGGGCCAGATCAACAAACTTTTGGTTTTGGATGGAGTACAGGAACATGGAATTTAAGTACATGGTCTACACCTAGATCAACATCAAATGTAACTTTAGATATGAGACAATGGTCTATGAATAATTGGGGAGAAGATTTAATTATAACTCAAAGAGATGGATCAACTTATCTTTGGAATACTTCTGATGGTTTAACAGATAATCCTGCAACATTAATTGCAAACGCTCCAACTGCTAGTACACTTTCAGTAGTATCTACAGAAACAAGACATCTTATTTGTATGGGTACAGAAACTACTATAGGAGATACAGGAACACAAGATAAAATGTTTATTAGATTTAGTGATCAAGAAAATTTTAATTCTTTTCAACCAAATGTAACTAATTCTGCTGGATCACAAAGAATTGCTGGAGGAAGTGAAATACGTTGTGCAAGACCTGCAAAAGGAACTATATTAATATGGACAGATACTACTATGCACTCGATGTCTTTTATTGGTCCACCTTTTATATTTGGATTTAGACAACTTGGTAACGATTGTGGTGCTGTTGGTTTAAATAGTGCTATTGTTGTAGATGATGTTGCTTATTGGATGTCTGATGGACAGTTTTTTAGATATGCTGGTGCAGTACAAGAAATTCCTTGTAGTATTTTAAATTATGTTTTTAATGATATTAATAAAAATCAATATGGTCAAGTTTATGCAGGTCAAACTTCAGATTTTTCAGAAATAGTTTGGTATTATTGTTCTAATAATTCTGATCAAATTGATAGATATGTAATTTATAATTATTTAGAAAATAGTTGGTATTTCGGAAATTTAGCTAGAAGCACTTATCAAGATAATGGTGTTGAATTAAATCCTTTAGGTACAGAGTATTTTGCTAATTCAACTGCAAATACATATACTACAATTAATGGATTAACTCCTGGCAGAAGTTTAATTTATAGGCATGAAGATGGAGTAGATGCTGACGGTTCTGCAATAACAGCATTTATTGAATCAGGTGATGGGGATATAGCTGATGGAGAGAATTTTAGTTTTATTAATAAAGTAATACCTGATTTTAAAAATCAAACTGGAAATGCTAATGTAACTTTATCTACAAGAGATTATCCTAATAGCTCTAAGACTACAGGGGAAACTATTACAGTATCTAATACAACATCATTTTATAACACAAGAACTAGAGGTAGACAATCTTCTATAAAAATAGAAAGTGACGAATTAGGTAGTAATTGGCGATTTGGTACATTAAGAATCAATATTAGACCTGATGGAAAAAGATAAATATAAGATTAGACAAGCTCGTATTGATGATGCTGTACGTATTCGAGAGCTTTTAAAGACTTGGCTTCCAGAATCACCATATAATTTTGGTAACGTAAATAATAAGAAATTACTTGATCATATTATATTTTACATTAGAAATAGTTTTGTTATAGTAGTAGAATATGAAAATGTTATTGTAGGAACTATGGCTGCCGCTGTAGATGAAACATGGTATAGCGACAAAAGATTTCTTAGAAGTCTATGGTTACATGTTAATCCTAAATATCGTAAT